GAGTATGGAATGCCAGATGGATTAGACACTCCAGAGAAACATGAGCAGTATTTGAAGGATATAGGGTTAATTAATAAATCAGAATAACATGGCAGAAGAGGCAAAAATGGCAATATTTACTTTTGCAATGGGATTTTTAATAATTGGAATAGGATTAATTTATAATTACTTTAACGAAAAATGACTGACATAATACAATACATTGAGGATAACAACCTCAAAGCACGACACAGATATAGACACTACACTTACAAGCGTTTCTATCTTTACAACCTACTCAGAGAGGAAGGACTTACACTGTATGAGATAGCGGCAATGTTTAACAGAGATCATGCAAGTGTGATACATGGACTTAAGACTCACCATGATCTAATCTCAATTAAGGATAAAATATACCTTGACTATATTGAGGAGCTAATGTTAATCTTTGAGAATTATAATGAAGATCATAACCTTGTTGATGACATAATGAACTGTTTTTGTTTAAAACAATTACGAAAAATTAAGTTCAGAATTAAGAATAATCTATACAAAGAATTAAATTTGTAGTCCATACTGTTTTGATTAATTATTTGTTTGACCCTTCTGGCACTGCTGGAAGGGTTTTTTTGTGCTTAGGTACTTAGGTACTTTATAACTTCTCTCTATACTATATATATTTATTTTTTTTACTGTTTTTATAAATTTCACTTTTTTAAAAAAACGGGTTTCAATGTGTACTTATGTACCTAATGTCATTCAAACCCTTATAAATACTATGTTTTTTTAGGTACTTATCAAGGTACTTATAAAAAATTACTATGTACTTGTATCATATATGAAAATTATTATTAACTTTGCTCAGGGGTTTGTGGTTAGCTGCCCAGTAAAAGGTTTACACTGTTCCTTTTCCCCTTATTTTATTATAACAGTGTATAAAAAACAGTTCTAATATGATTGTATCTATTTTTAAAAAGGTTACTGAGACCACCAACCCATTTAACAGAGATGTTTTATTTTGTTTGGATAGGATAAAATCAGGAAAATCAAAGGAGTTAGTTGAAACAATAAGATCACTGCCTACAAAAAATGAGCAGAATCCTTATAAAATGCAACTTCCCGGGGTGTGTTTCAATGGAACATTCACCAAGAGGAGTATTAATGGCATAGATAAAAGGTCAGGATTAATAATTTTGGACTTTGATAATATGAGTTGCATGGCTGAGGCTGTTCAATTCAAAGATGAAATCATAAAAGATCAGTACATTTTTTCAGCTTGGATAAGTCCATCAGGTAAAGGAGTCAAAGCTCTTGTTAAGATACCAATGGAAGGAGATCACAAAGGATATTTCAATTCATTATCTAATTATTTTGACTCAGAGTATTGGGATAATAGCGGCAGCAATATAGATAGATTTTGTTATGAATCTTATGACCCTGATTTGTATGTAAATATTGACTCAATTCAATGGGATAAAATTGAGGAGCCAGAACTTGAGGATATTGGTTCTATTGATGTTGTGGTTCCGATTAAGTCAGATAACCGTATTATTGAAAACCTTGTTAAGTGGTGGGATAAAAAGTATGGAATGATTGAAGGTCAAAAGAATAATAACCTTTTCAAGTTAGCCATTGCATTCAATGACTTTGGCATCAACAAAAGTGAGTGTCAAAACATGCTACTTAGATATGATGAGGGAGGCAAAGAGAATGAGATAAATAAAATAATAAATTCAGCTTATAAAAGAGTTGCTCAATTTGGAACTAAATTCTTTGAGGATAATGATACCAGGCATAAAATTGAAAAGCAAGTAAGATCCGGTAAAAAGACAAAGGATATTGCAAAGAGCTTCCCTGACTTCAATGAGTCTGAAATTGAATCTGTTGTCGATGCAATCAAAGAGACAGGTAACATTGAAGACTTTTGGACATATACAAAGCAAAATAAGATACAACTTAGCATCCATCAATTTAAGTTTTGGTTACAACAGAACAACTTTTATAAGTACTTCCCTTCCAATAGTAATACCTATTCATTTATAAAAAAAGAACAGAATCTTGTTGAGGAGACAAATGAAAAAAGAATCAAAGATTTTGTTCTTAATAGTCTATTGCAAAGAACTGAGATAGGTTATCAACCTTATGATCTAATGGCCGGGAGCACAAAGTATTTTTCTCCTGAGTTTTTATCAATGCTTGACACAACAGATATTAACATGCTTGAGGATACCTCTGATAAGTGTTATTTGTATTATAATAACTGTACTGTTGAGGTAACTAAGAATACTATTGTTGAGCATGAGTACATCGATGTTGATGGATATGTATGGAAGAAACAAATTATTGATAGAAAATTTACTAAACATGATCACCATGACTCTGAGTTTAGAAAATTTCTTTGGCTCATAGCAGGTCAAGATGACAATAAATACAGATCCTTTAAGTCAGTAATAGGGTATTTAATGCATTCATTTAAGACCTCAGCAAATAACAAAGCTATCATATTCAATGATCAAACTATCTCTGAGAATCCTAATGGTGGAAGTGGTAAGGGATTGTTTTGGAATGCTTTGGCTAAACTTAAAAAGGTAGCCTCTATTGATGGTAAAACATTTGAGTTTACAAAGTCATTTCCTTATCAAACAGTTTCAACAGATACTCAGTTACTTGTATTTGATGACGTTAAAAAGAACTTTGTCTTTGAGAATCTATTTAGTTTGATTACAGAAGGAATAACTCTTGAATATAAAGGGCAGGATGCTGTTAAATTACCTGTACAGAAATCACCTAAAATAATAATCACAACTAATTACACACTTGGCGGTGTTGGTGGCTCTCATGATCGTAGAAAGTTTGAAGTTGAGATGTCAGATTATTTCGGACACCATAAGTCTCCTCTTGATGAGTTTGGGCACATGCTATTTGATGACTGGGATGAGGTTGAATGGATGAGGTTTGATAACTTCATGATTAATTGTTGCCAATTCTATCTTAAGAATGGACTTGTATCTCATGACTTTAATAACCTTGAGTCAAGGAAGTTCATTAAAGAGACATCTTATGAGTTCTATGAGTGGTCAAATGATGATAATCTACCTATAAATACAAGGCTGTACAAAGATGAGTTGTTCAATAATTTTATCAATGAGTACACTGATTGGCAAAAGATGTCAAAGAGAAGGTTTACATCATGGCTTACTATCTATGGAGCTAACTATGGATTAAAAGTATATGAAGGTAAGACAAACAACTTAAGATGGATTGAGTTTGAAAAGGAGGGCATACCTAAACCACCACAGGATGTGTGGGATAATATTGAAGTAAAAACAGAAACACCATTTTGATATGCTGACCATAACCAATGAGGACAACATGCAGCTAATGGCACGCTATCCAGATAAGTATTTTGACTTGGCTATTGTTGACCCGCCTTATGGGATAGGTATAAGTTCAAACCCTGTTAGGCAAATGCACGACAAAAAGCTATGGGATAATGCAATACCTAATGAAGAATATTTTAAAGAACTAATGAGAGTTAGCAAGAACCAAATTATATGGGGTGGAAATTACTTCCCGTTACCTCCTTCACAGGGCTTTTTAATATGGGATAAGAAGCAACCGCAGGACTTTAGTTTAGCTATGTGTGAATTTGCTTGGAGTAGCATACAAAGCCCTGCGAAGATGTTTAGATATAGTGTGCTAACAGAAAGGGATAAAATCCACCCCACACAAAAACCCGTAGCACTTTACAAATGGCTTCTTGACAAATACGCTCAACAAGGTAACAAAATACTTGACACCCACTTAGGCAGTGGCTCAATAGCAATAGCCTGTCATGATTATGGCTTTGATTTAACAGCGTGTGAGCTGGATAAGGAATACTTTGATAAAGCTATGCAGAGAATAACTAATCATACTAATCAATTAAATTTATTTATATGAAACGAATTAACAAAGACAAACTCAATGCTCTTATGATGGAGCAGTTGAAACAGAAGTATCCTAACATGCCAGAGGCATACATACCAAAGACTGATTGGACAGATAACTCAGCCAATGCTTTGACAAAGTGTGTCATTGCATGGATACAGTTCATGGGCGGTCAAGCTGAGAGAATAAGCTCACAAGGTCAGTACAGGGAAGGAGCTAAGATACCGGTCGGATCTGGCATAATGGCACACACAAAACAGTTACCGGGAAAATGGACACCCGGACAGTCAACCAAAGGAACTGCAGATATTTCTGCCACGATCAGAGGGCGGTCAGTTAAGATTGAGATAAAATATGGAAAAGACAGACAGTCAGATGTACAAAAGGAATATCAAGCCTCCATTGAAAGGGCAGGCGGTGTGTATATTATTGTGAGAACATTTGATGATTTTGTGGTATGGTATGAACAATTTACATTAGGGATATGAGTGCAAAAGATAAGGCAATAGAGTTAGTAGATACTTATAAATTTGTGTTATGGTCTGAAGATACACAATGTGGTGATGAAATACTATGCACTGGAATAGCAAAACGATGTGCATTGATAGCTGTGGATGAGATGCTTGATTTTAGAAATGCATTGTATATCAATGAGGGCAGCTTGGCTCATCAATGGCTGCTTGATATTAAAAAAGAGATAGAGAATTATGAAGTATAGGATCAAACTAAAAATGCCAAAGTTCAAAGTAAAGTTGAAACATCTTAGGAAGAAATATAAACACCCTATTAAGGGGATTAATAATGAAATAGATTAAATTATGACATTAGACTCACATGAAATTAGATTAGGCAACTCATATAAAATTGAGTTAGGTGATGGAACTTATAAGATAGGACTCATTAACTTAGAGGATATTGAGAGCTTATTAGATGATGAGATTGATGATTTTTATCAGGCTCTTGAGATAAGTGAGGAGTGGTTGATTAAGGTAGGGTTTAAACAATATGGCTCCCCCT